CCCGCCATGCACAGCAGCTGGTAGCGCTCCGTGGCGCCCACGTCCGGGTGTTCCAGCGCCAGCAGGCACGGGCCGATGGCTTTCTGGTACTGCCCGCGCAGAAAATCCTCCATGGCGATGTAGTACCAGTTCATCCCGGCTCCCTCGGTCTCGGCCGCCAGGATGCGCTTGTTGCGCTCTCCGCTGCCGGTCTTGTTGGTCTTGGGCACGTGGGTGATGCACAGGCCGTCGGCCAGGCCCACGGCCGCCTTCTCGTCCGGCTTGACCCGCTCATGGATGGCCCGCTCCCAGTGGGCCGGCAGGGTGCCATCTGCCTTGCGGCGAAAAACCCGTTCCCGGCGGTTGTCCCGCATGCCGCTGTTCTGCACGTCGTACCGGGTCACCAAGACGTCCCAGCCCTCCGCCTGCTTGTCTCGCTCCTCAATCACGCCGCGGTGCAGTGCGGCTTGGTTACCCAGAAACAGATCGTCGCAGTCCGCCCAGATGACGTACTTGCCCTGGGCCAGGCTGAACGCCTGGTTGCGGGCGGCGGCAAAATTATCAATATGCGGCCAGCCGGAATTTTCCGGTGCGTTGTGATAGACGGCAAACGTGCCGGCATCGCCGGCGGCGTCCTCCACGGCTTTCTTAAGATCGTCATGCTGCTGGGATCCGGTGGCGGCCACCACAATGACCTCGTCCCACAGGCCTTTGGCCGATTGAATGAGCCGAAAAAGAATCTCGCCCTCCGCCGGGCCGGCGATAAGGGCGAGAGACACAAGGGGGGTGTTTTTCATTTTTTTAGAGAGGAAGGCCGGCCGCACCCCCCGATGCGGCCGGCCCACCAGTTGGGAGTAACCCTTAGACGATACGAGTCAGCGAGCTGGTCTGGCCGCGGGCCACGCCGTAGATGAGGGCGTAGGTCCGCTGATGGCTGCCGAGCTTCACGTCGTAGAACTCGCGCACCTGGAGCGACAGGCCGCTCTTGGGCTCGGTCACGTTGGTGATGTCGCCCGGGACGCTCACGCCTTCCGGCAGGGCCGGGAGACGGGCGGCCACGACGAGCGCTTCCCGCTGGGCCACGAAGCCCTTGGAAGCGGCCGAAGGCAGGCCGGTGTAGTTGTAGCACTCCACGCCCGCCACCGTGCCGATTTGGCCGGAGGCCACCACGTCGCCGCTGCGCTGCGCGTTGGCGGTGATGTTGGTGTCGTTGAGCAGGCTGGCGTAGTTGCCCGGGGACAGGACCGCAACGCGGCCGCCCATGGGCACCTTGTTGTTGTCCAGGTTGAGGCCCAGGCTGACGACGCCGCGGAACGTCAGCGCGTCCGCCGCGATGGAGAGCGTGCTGCTGTAGTGGGTAGTGACGAGGGCGAGAACGGAATCCACCATGCTCTTGCCGATCGCGTGCGCGGCCTGTTCGGCGAAGCGCTCAATCAGGTTGATGGAGCTGGAGGTCCGTTCGTCGTCGTTGATCGCGTACGAGACGTGCTTGAAGTTGCTGAGCGCGATAGAGACGTCTGCCTGCGTGGCGGCCGAGGCAACGTAGCCGTCGGTGGCGCTGTAGTCCGAAGCGGACTGCACGGAGACGATGTGGGTGACGATGCTGTCGCCCTTCCGCGCCTGGGCGTCGGAGAAGTCCGTCACCGCGTTGCGGATGAATCCGTAATTTTCAACGAGCAATTCGAGGGCGCGCTGGGCGACCACTTTGCCGTTGGACGTTGTGCCGAGTGAGTTAGGCATGGTGTTTATGTCCTTTGTGGTTTATCGCGCCAGCTTGATTTTATTGAAGATCTCCGCGGCGCGGCGGGGATCCTTTTCCGCGTTGAACTGAGAAATCAGCTCTGCACGCGAGAAATTTTTGGGAGCCTCGGTCTCCAGCGGTTTGGTTCCGCGGGATGCCTCCAGCTCGATTTTAAGGGTGGCCAGCTCCGCCTTGAGGGCGGCGGCCTTGTTGTCGGCGGGCGCTTCCACCACGATCTCCTCGACCTTGGCTTCCGCAGTCACCGGCTCCCGGACGGGCTCGGCCACGGGAGCCTCGTCCGCGGGAGCGGCTTCGACGACGGCGGCCTCCAGCTTGACGGTCACCAGGTCGGCGAATTGTTTGGAAAGGGCTTCAATCTTGGCGGCGAGGGCGGCGATGGCCTCCTCGGCGTTGAAGACTGCCACCGGGGCCGCCGGGGCTGCGGGCGCCGCAGGAGCGGCTGCCTCAATCTTGGTCTCTACGACCGAAGTTTCTTTGACCATGGCCAGCTTGGCTGTGTCAACCCGGGCGCTGTATACGCCGGTGGGGTTGGCCGCCGGTGTGGTGACGAGATCGACGGAAAACAGCGTCTGCACGTCCGCCAGCATGGTCCCATCATCGGCCATGCGTGGCACGCCGGAGAAGCTGATGGAGAAACCGATCTGGCCCGGCAGCGTGCTCAACAGCTCGCTGAAATAGGCAAAGCCCTCATGGCTCTCCAAAAGCGTCAGGTCGGCGCGAACACGGCCACCGTCCAGCCCAAAGTTTTCCAGATAGCCAATGATGTTGGAGACCGAGGACGAATGATCGGACAGGACCTTGACCTGCCCGGCTTCATTCCCCTTCTCGACAACCTGAGAAAGGGTCTCCGCGTCGATGACCATGCCATGACCCAAGGCTGGGCCGGCTGTGATCACGGAGATGCCCTTGAATTTCTTTTCAGCCATGCCCCGTTAGGGCTTGTCAAATTCCACGCGGGCGGCATCGGCTGCCGCCCCCATATCGGAGTAAGCGGGTAAATCCTTGGGTGGCTCTACGGGCCTTTGGCATCCGGCCAGCAGCAGTGCGGCCAAGAAAAGCCGAATCACTTTTTCTTTTTTAGCTTTTTGTTTTTTAGGCCGATCGCCTTGGCCACCATGTTGAGCTCCTTCTCGGTCAGCTCTAGGTCGGGCTCGTCTTTCATGGTGAAAGCCTCGGTCAGAGTGGCCGCCCGAGCGGATTCCGGCTGGGTCATCTCCACCGGCGCAGCCATGGTGACCGTCACGGTGGGCGCGGCCAGCTCGGGCTGCACGGTCTGGTCAGCTGCGGGCTGGGCGGACGGAGGCGTGACGGGTGCGGGAGCGGCTGGCTTCTGGCCGGTGTTCTGGATCTCGGTCATGTCCACACCGGCTTCGGTGGCCTTTTGGCGGATGTAGACCTGCTCGGCCACGCGCTGGTCGACGATCTCCTGCCAATCGTAGCCGCGCTCTTGAGCGATTGAGGCGAGGGTCTGGATGCCGAGCTTCAGGTCCTCCCGGTCGGCGGCACTGTCGCGCCCTGCGTCGATCGTGGTGCGTTTCGGAGTGTGATAGACAGCGTTCCACCAGCGGTCCATGCCCCGGGGCGGGGTCAGGTCGCCGCGCTTGATGCCCTTGGCCAAGGCCCAAAGGCGGACGCGGGAGACAAGCTGGGTGATGATAGCCTGGCTGACCTCATCGAAACGGCGCTGGGCCTGGGCGAGGACAAACCGCTGGGACGGACCGGAGAGGTCTGCTTTCCACATATATTCGTAAGGAAGCCCCAGCCCGGCCGCAGCGGCCCGCAGAAACTGATCCATAAACTCCTGCAGGTTGGGACCGGGCCGGTCGTTTTTGATTTCCTTGAGGGTCTTGCCGGCAGGCAGATTCCAGATGGCCCCGCCGCCCATGATTTTGTCGGTGGTGATGCCGTCGTCGCTGGTGCTGTCGGGTCCGAAGAAGCCGGTGCTCCCTTGCCCCTCTAGGGCCAGTCCGATGGCTCCGGCGCGTTTGGCCCCGGCAGTTTCAAATTCCAGAATCTCCTGGCGGTCCTGCAAAAGGTTCAGGCAGGAGACCAAGCGGGAAATGCTGCGCAGCTCATCCGGGCGGTCCCGCTCAGCCAAAACAATGACGTCGGCAGCCTGCACCTCGGTGTATTTGTCGCCGTCGCCGGTACGGATGTAGTAGGAAAGCGGGCGACCCTGGGCGTTGATGCGCACGCCGTCGGAGATTCTTTTGTCGGCGCCCAGATAGGCCGGCGTCTCACAGCGGTGGGCTTCGACAAGCTGGAGCTGTGGCCAGCCGTCGCCGTTGTCGGTCAGAATGACAAACAGCTCATTGTCCCGGAGCATTGTCCGGCAGGCCACCTGCTGGAGCGTGTTAAAATCCAAAAGCCCGCGGACGTCGCAGGCCAAGCTCCAGTTGTGAAACCATTCCTCAGTGGCTGCGTTCCAGCCCTCGTCGGAAGTGCGGGCTTGGCATTTGATGCCCGGACCGATGGAGTTGCGGGTGATGCAGTCGATCGCGCCGCGAACGACGGGATGGTTGTTATACATATTCGGCGCCAGGCCCAGCACCTGCCGGCGGCTGGCCGTGGTGACGTCCATGCGCGTGTCTTGGGGCGTGGCGTAGATGTAGCGGCGCTGGGTCTGCTGGGGTTGCCCCGCCCGCACGATCCGCCCAAACCAGCTGCCCCAGTTGGCCATCTTAGTAAACCTCGGCGGTGAACCGCGGGTAGCTGACGGAGCCGGTGGATTTGGTTAGGTAGTCCTCGACTTGGGTGGACGTGGTAAAATCCTTCACGGCTTTCCAGCAGTTAAGCGCCAGCTGGGTGACGCCGGCCGGGTTAAAGCCGGGCTGCAGCTGGTAGGAAAACGATTTGCCGGCGACGGATGCGCTAACCATTACCTTGCCACCGTTGGTGAACGTGTTGGCCTGCCCGGCCGCAAGCGCTTCCAGCGCCAAGCGAAGGGCAACCGGATCCTTCGAAGCCTGTATCCAAAGGGAAAAGATGAGCCCACGCTCCACGCGCCTTTCATGCTGTCAATTTAGCGGCCGCCTCCTGCGGCCGGTTTTGTTCGTGCTCCAAAAACACCAGCACCAGCTTCTCGCAATCCCCCAAGTGGTTCGCGCCCACCACTTCCCACGTCAGCTCTCTCTGCCCATAGCGCAGCTTGCGTTCTACCAGCCGTTCATTCGTCAGCTGACTGATGTAGTCGCGGCCCAAATTGCGCGGCAGCCACCAGTCCGCCCCGGTACGCTCCTTGATTTTGTTAATGTAGAGCGTGTGTTTGAAAACATTATCGTCGTACTGGACTAAGGGCAGCGTCCGGCCTAGGTGCTCGACGACCTGCTTCACCACGCTGGCCCGCATCCCGGCACTGGCTGCACGTCCCTTGCTGGCCCAAAACTTTCCGGCCGCCCTGATCACAAACTCGTACACACCTCCGGTCCTCCGGGCCGCGTAACCAGAATCCACAAACCCGCCCAAGCAGCTTCGGCCTTCGCCCTCCTTGCCACGCACCGGATACTTTTGCCCAAACTTTTGCAGGACTGCGTCCCAGCCGATCAGCTGGCCGTAGTCCACTAGCGCGCTCCATGGCTTCCCTGCGTTTTTGCCGTAGGCCCGGATTGTGTACCAAAGCTCCGTCTGCTGAACGTCCACCGCCATCATTAGCCCGTCCGGATCCATCGGGCACTCGCCCAGCAGATACTCCGGGCTGGCCTTGATAACGTCCTCGACGGCGCTTGGCTTGACCGTGGCCGCGGCCGGAGTCCATGGCTTGGCCAGATAGCTGTTCACAAAATGGTGCAGCCCGCGGATGCTTTCCTTGTCTTGGATAAACATGACAGCCAGCTCGCCCCAGGTCTTGTGCGGGCTGTAGAGCGCGTTGAGGTGATAGCTGCGGCGCCCCGGCTCGCCTTGGGCTGTGGCCTTCCACTTGCCCTGCCGCATC